GCTATCAGCAACAACAAACGTCATCGTCCCGTTAGTGCTAGTGTTCGGACCAAGTGCCCAAAGCTGGGAATCACCTGTGCCGTTGTTTCTCAGCATCAAGCTGTTTGCGGCGTAAGGCAGGCCAGCACCGCTAAACGATGCAGAGGTGCTCGCCGCCACCGTCGTAAACGCGCCCGTGCTCGGCGTCGTGGCTCCCACCGTGCCGTTGATGTTGATTGACGCCGTGCCCGTCAGGTTCGTGACCGTGCCCGAGCTAGGCGTGCCCAACGCACCATTGAACAGCACCGGAGCACCCGCGCTGCCAGTGTTAACCGCCAAAGCCGTTGCGATGCCCGTGCCGAGACCCGAGACGCCCGTGCTGATGGGCAGGCCCGTGCAGCTCGTAAGGGTGCCGCTCTGAGGCGTGCCAAGGATTGGCGTGACGAGGGTTGGGCTCGTAGCGAATACGTTTGCGCCGCTGCCTGTTTCATCGGTGAGCGCAGAGGCAAGATTGGCCGAGCTAAACGAACCGAGCGACGTGGCATTTCCGACCGACGTAATTGCGCCGGTGAGATTGGCGTTTGTCGTAACATTGCCCGCCGTCAGCCCCGAAGCCGTGCCCGTGATATTCGTGCCCACCAGAGCCGAGGGAGTGCCTAGAGCTGGCGTGACCAACGTTGGAGAGGTAGCAAACACCAGCGAGCCCGATCCGGTCTCGTCTGTCACTGCCGCCGCGAGATTCGCGCTCGATGGCGTCCCGAGGAACGTCGCAATGCCCGAGCCGAGACTCGTCAGCCCGGTGCCGCCATTCGCGACTGCGACCGGTGTGGTGAGCGAGAAGACCGATCCGGTCAGCGTCAGCCCAGTGCCGGCCGTGAACGTTCCTGCGCCCGAGAACTGCGACCACGGCAGAGCGGTCGTGCCGAGCGTGCCGCCTGCGTTCGCTGTGCAGACGAAACCGCAATCGGCGTTCGTCGTGCCCTGCTCGATAAAGGTGAAAGCCGAGGTCAGCTCATCCCACGTGTCAGCGTCGGTCGTGCGCGTCCACGATCCCGATGCGCAGAGATAGATGCCGTTGTTCTGGCTCAGCGTCTGATTCTTCACGAGCACGCGATTTCCCGCGATGATGCTCACGCCGTCGATTGTCTGCGCTCCGCTCAGCGTGATGTCCGCCGTGGTCGCTGCGACGCACGAGGCTTTCGCGTCGAGTCCTTGCGCGACGGTGTCCACGTAAAGCTTGTTCGCGATGTCGGTCGAACCGCTTGGAGCGTTGGCAACGGTGCCGGCCGTCGCGGTAAGGCTCGCAATCGTGCCGAGCGAGGTCAGCGATGAGGCGGTGACGCCGGCTGCGAGCGTGTTGCCCGAGAGTGTGCCGGCCGCCGCCGTCACCGTAATGGCCGCAGTTCCATCGAAGTTAACGCCGTTGATTGCGCGTGCAGTCGCCAGAGCGGTCGCGGTCGCTGCGTTGCCCGTCGTGCTTCCACTCGATCCCGTCACGCTGCCCGTGATTGGCGCAGTGACGGTTAGACCTGCGAGAGTGCCAACACTTGTCAGGCTCGATGCGGTCACGCCTGACGCAAGCGTTGCGCCGGTAAGCGTGCCGGCTGCGGCTGCGACGGTGATCGCTGCCGTGCCGTCGAAGTTGACTCCGTTGATCGCTCTTGCGGTCTGCAACGCCGTGGCCGTAGCCGCGTTGCCGGTCGTGGATTGGTTGAGAGTCGGGAACGTGCAGTTCGCAAGGTTGCCGCTCGCAGGAGTCCCGAGAACGGGCGCGGTCATCGTCGGGCTCGTCAGCGTCTTGTTCGTCAGCGTGTCCGTGGTCGCACGTCCGACGAGCGTGTCGGTCGCGTCTGGCAACGTCACCACGCGGCCGGCCGTCGAAACGGCGTCAATCAAAGTCACTGCGCTTGCGGCGCTGGACGAACTGCGGAAGCGGATTCCCTTGTTGAAATCCGTGCCGTCGCTGATCGTGAAAAGCCCGCTGCCCTTCGGCTGCAAATGCACGCCGATGTTCGCGCTCGCGCCCTCGGCAAGAATGTGGAGCGGGTTGCCGACGCCGGTCCCGTTTTTGATCTCAAGGTAATCGGTAGCGCTCGCCACGCCGGTTAGTCGCACGATGTCGTTGCCGCCTCCGACAATTCCGACCGTGTCCGCTGCCGGGCGATAGAGTCCGGTGTTCGTGTCGCTGACAAAGAAAAGCGACGGCGCCGCTTCGGTCCCGTCCTGCAACTCGATTTGTCCCTCGTCGCCCGTGATCGTGATCGTCGTCGGCGTCTCGGTGATCGTGATGTTGCTGCCGGCCACAAGGTTCTTCGGCACGTAGCTCGTGCCTTCGCTGCCGAGGATTTGCCCGCTCGTTGGGATCGGCAGAAGATCAGTCAACGAGGTAATGCCGCCGCCGCCTCCACTGTTGCCGCGTGCCGCGTTAAGCGTCCAGTCCGCCGCGCTTCGGCTCGGCCGCTCGCGATTGCCGTCGATGTTCGAGACGAACGAATCGCCGTTGATCGTCACGAGGTCCAGCCGCTGATACGTTTCGTCCGGCGACCACTTGCCGCGCGGATTCAGTCCCTTCGGCTCGGCAAATTCTTTGCGCAGTTGATCGATCTCGCCGGCACGCGGAAAGCGAGAGAGTTCGTCGGTGACGATGGACTTGACTGCGCTCGGCAAAGCCGACGCCGCCTCTGCGATGCGCGCCTCGGCCTTTTCGAGCAGCGTGGCGTTCTGCTCGCGCTCGGCCATTAACACCGAGTAACGCGCCGCTGTCGTGACTTCCAAAGCCTTGCCGAGTTTATCCACCTTCGCGGTCAGCGCCGCGCTGGATTGCGCGTGCGCGTCCTGTGCGCGGGCGATGACGAGCTGCTCCAGCTCGCTGCGGATCGCCGGCTCGATCTCTTCGAGGTTGCGCTCGATCTCGGACGAGAGGTGGTCCCGCAGTTGAGGCAAAGAATCGACGAGCTTCTTCAGCTCGGCGCGCTGAATAATGGCCAACTCAACGAGGTTATCGATTTCGGATTGCGTATGGATCATGGAATTATTTCCCAGCCTTCGGGTGCTTTTCTGGCAAGAGGTCGTTATCGGTCGTGTATTTCGGATTCTCCGGCCGTCCGTTTTTCAGGAGGTAGAGGAACGCATTGACGCGGGCGAAAGCCCACTGCGACGCGGACGTGACACGCGGCGAACTCGACGTGTTGAACGCACCGAGACCGCGTTGGAAAACAGCCTTGAGTGCGCCGGGTGTCGCCCGTCCGTTGCGCGTGTTCGAGTCCTTCGCGTTGAAATCGTCGGCCTTTTTTTGCAGCGTCGCTTCCTGCTCTGCGGTGACCTCGGCGCCACGCTTGCCGCTTGCGTCGCCCTTCGCGGTGCCTTCGCCCTTCGGATTTTCCCGAGGCGTGTCCGACTTCGGAGCTTTGTCCGAGGCGACGATTGCGCCGCGCTCGCCTACCTTTGCGAATAAACCTTCATGCTGACGCATGCAGACCGCCGTGCGTTGTTCGGCGTCGGGAAATTCTGCATTGCTGACCGGATCGGCCATGCAGCGCGTCATGAAATCGTCGTGCGTTTCTTCGGCGGTCGGCGTCGGTAGCTCGTATTGCTTTTTCGTCAGCTCGATAATGCTCCGATTCTCCAGCACGCTTTGCTTTGTCTGCTCGATCGTCGTCATCTGCTTCGCCCGGTATTTCTGCACCGCGTCCAGCCAGTCCTCGGCACCGAGCGGCGTTTTGCGCGCGAACTGGTGCTGCACTTCTGCGGCTGCGACTGATAGGTCTTTTTTCTCCGCCTGCTTGTTCAGACGCTCCACGATGGCCGTGCTCCACGAATAGCCCTCGTCTCCTCCCCAGCCCATCCACGCCTGGTATCCCTTCCCTTGATCGTCCCACGTCTCGCCCTGCTTGTCGATTTCGTGCCGGTCGAAAAATGCCTTCATGCGGCGAACCGTGTCCTCGGACATTGGCCGTTTGTTCATGAGGTCGCGCGCCCGAGCGATTCCGACGCTTGTCATGCCGCGCTGTGACATCGGCTTTTTCTCGCGGATCTCAAGTGCGCGCCGAGCGTTGTCCGCCATCGCGTCGGTCGGAATGTAGGAGCCGTCAGCGAAGTTGATCGTGACGAGGTTTGAGTCGTTCTGGATCTGCTCGACCGGCTCGATTGCGGCCGGTGCCGCTGCGACGCTTGCCGCCTGCGCCTCGGCTGCGCTCGCACCCACCGCGTCGCCTGCTGCGGCTGCGGCCGCTGGCGTGCTCGGGAGTGAGGTCGTCGTAAGGCGAATCGCCGTTTCCGGCACGCCGTATTTCACCGCAAGCTCCTTCACAAATCCCGCTTCGATTGCGATCTGTTCGAGCCGCGAAAACGCGTCCGTGCCTTCCTCGGCCGCGATCTCTTGCAAGCTCTTCGCGCCCTGCCGATTCTCGTTCATGTTCGCGGCGCTCTCGCGGCCGACATCGATGCTGAGCTTGGCTGGGAAACGCCACTCGCCCTTGGTCGCCCGGCGTAGCGCTTGCACCATTGTCTCGCCCGCGAGCAGCGGAGGCGGTGCAATCTCGCCGCGCGCAATGGCGTCGAGAATCACGGCGTCCTTGATCGGGTCGAGAACCTTGTCGACCAGAACGCCCTGCTTGTTCGTAAACACTCGGTCGGCTGCGGCGAACTCTGCGCGCACGCTCGGTCCCTTGTAGTCCTGCGTCCCGAACAGCACGCCCTCGGGAACGCCGACGCCCAGCGCGATTTCGTGCATAAGGTGCTGGACGAATCCGGTAAACGCCTGCGACGGACGCGACGGCATGACTTCCACGCGGTCGCTGTTCTGGAAATATCGAATCATTCCGACCTCGGTCAGCTCGTTCTTCTGCGTCTGACCGCTCGGCAAACCCATCGTGGGATTCGGCTGGAAAAGGTTGCGCGGGTTCGCGGTGCCTCGGTCGTTGAAGATCAGCGCCGCCTGCTGCGAAGAAAAGCGCACGCCGGCCTTTTCCGCCTGCAAGATTTCGTGCAGCATCCGCGCCGTTTGAATCGCGCTGTGCAAATCGGTGACGCCGCGATATTGATCGACGCGGAACGGATCGAAGTAGTGGCAGAACTGATTCGCTGGGATGTCCTCGGCTCCGAAATAAACGCCGTCACGCGTGACTCGGAAAATGCGGTAAGCGACCGGCTGGCCGAAGTCATTCGTGATAATCCCTTGAAAATAATTGTTCGAGGCGACGGCCGTCTCGTTCGGGTTGCCGATGCGCGTCGCTGGCACAAGTTGCAGCTTGAGTCCCTCGCCGCTGCGCCGGATGACAAAGCCGCAGTCGCCGTCAATCGGACGTTCCTCGGCCGCGAGCTGCACGAGCTTTTTGAACGAGTGCCGATTCGTCACATCGCAGTTTTTGCACCACGCGTGGAAATAGTCCGAGACGATCTGGTTGTAGTCCCGATCGCCGGTTGTCGGTGAGTATTCATGCGGCGTGAGGTAAAGCCCGAACTTTCGCGAGATTTCCCGAGCCTCGGGAAAATTGTCCACCAAGTCCCGCGCCTCATACATCATGACCACTCGGTCGCGCTGATTCTGCGAACTTTCGGCTGGCTGCGTGTATTGCTTGGGAGAATAAAGCCGGTTTGTCCGTGCCGCGTTGTACTCAAACAGCGACTTCGCGACGCGTGCCTCCAAACGCTTGAGCGCCCACGTCGGCGCGATGTTCTCAAGCGCCCGGTCAATCCA